AATCGGCGTACTACAAAATGCTCCAACATCAGGACAGGAAGCAGAAGTTCTTGTCGTTGGCGGAACAAAGATTGTTGCGGGAGCGGCAATCGGCGAAGGCGCTCTAGTTGGTACAGGTTCAACAGGCAAGGCAGTTGCTTTGGTTGCTGGAACAGATACTACAAAGTATGTTGTTGGAACTCTTCTGACCGAATCTGCGGCAGATGGAAACATCGTTACAGCCGTAATTAACTGCGCTAATCCAGGCAGAGCGGCATAAGGGGGAAAATAAAAAATGCCACAGCCAAATATCAATTCCGTCCATGTGGACGCAATCCTTACAAATATCTCGGTTGCATATTTACAGAACCAAGATAACTTTATCGCTGACAAGGTATTCCCAGTAATCCCTGTCGATAAGAAGAGCGATAAATACTTTACCTACACCAAGAACGATTGGTTCCGTGACGAGGCTCAACGCCGTGCTCCAGGAACTGAATCTGCTGGTGGCGGATACAATCTTTCAACTGGAACTTACTCAGCAGATGTTTGGGCGTTCCATAAAGATGTAGATGACCAAACAGTTGCTAACGCAGACGCTCCTCTAAACCCTCTTCGTGAGGCAACAGAGTTCGTTACTCGCCGTTTAATGCTTCGTCGTGAATTACAATGGGTTTCAGATTTCTTTGGAACTGGTGTATGGGCTGACGATGTAACTGGCGTTGCTGGCGCACCATCTTCAGGTGAGACAAAGCAATGGTCTGATTACACATCATCCGACCCAATCTCAGACATTGAGAATGGAAAGGCTGAAATCTTGGGCAATACAGGAATGGAAGCAAACACTTTGGTTCTTGGATACGATGTATTCAAGTCACTAAAGAATCACCCTGACCTAGTAGACCGCATCAAGTACACATCTTCACAAACAATTACAACCGATATGCTCGCCGCAATGTTTGACATTCCTCGAGTAATGGTTGCTAAGGCAGTTAAGGCTACAAACAACGAAGGCGCAACCGAAGCATACGGATTCGCCCACGGCAAGAAGGCTCTTCTTTGCCATGTTGCTCCACAGCCTGGACTACTAACCCCTTCTGCTGGATACACATTCGCATGGACTGGCGTATCAGGCGGACTTGGCGCAACTATCGGAACTTCACAGTTCCGTATGGAATCCATTAAGTCAGACCGAGTTGAAGCAGAAATGGCTTTCGATAACAAAGTTATTTCTTCTGACCTTGGCTACTTTTGGAACACAATCGTCGCTTAATTAGTTAAACGAAGGGGGTGGGACTTTTCATGGTCTCACTCCCTTCCTTTATTTAGGAGAAATAAATGGCATTAGTAAACAGACTTACAAAAGGCGAAGCGGCAGTCGGCGCTCTACAAATTGGCGACAACGATATGGTTTACGGTATCGAATTCGGCACAGTAGCAATCGACCCTGCTAACCTCAACGCAACAACTCGTGGTGCAACAACATTTACATTAACTGGTGCGGCAACAACCGACATCATTATTGTGAACCCACCATCAGATTTGAATGATGATTTGATTTTCTGTGGAGCGGCTGTAACAGCGGCAGATACAGTAACAATTTATCTTTACAATCCAACAGCGGGTGCAATCAACCAAGCAGAAGCAACATTCTCATATTGCTGGATTGATACAACTGAATAATATGAAAGCACAAATTCTTAAATCAATGATTGTTGATGGTCGCAAACTTGTGGCTGGAGACATCGTAGAAGTCAAAGGTTGGCGCCATGCTAAGGCATTGGCTAATAACCGTTACATCAAATTGATTGAAGACAATGCTCCAAAAGCAGTTGAAGAAGTAGCAGAGGCTCCAAAGCCAAAGGCTACAAAGAAAACAAAAGAAGTCGCTGAATAGTGCAAAGGGCGATTCGGTAAAATGAGTCGCCCTTTTCTTTCTTAGGAGTTTATATGGCAATTTCACACGCAAGAGTTTCAGTAGGCACCACCGCTACTAAATTAACTTCCGACTATGATGGCAAAGACGGACAAACCATCAATGTTCAAAATCCTACTGGTGGAGCAGATGTTTATTTAGGTGGTGAAGGTGTAACTACAACAAGTTACGGTTATCTTCTAAAGGCTGATGGTAATTTTTCTGTTGAGTTACAAGATGATGAAAAACTTTACGCCGTAGTTGCTTCAAGCACACAAACTGTAAATATCCTTCGTCAAGGCACCTGATAAATGGCTTTACCAGCAACATTATCGACCTGTACGGTTGTTGGGACTTATGTAGATTTGAGCGGTAACCCTGTTCGTGGCTCAATCAATATCACCCCGCAAACGATTCTAAAAGAAGTTACGCAGAATGTAATTATCATTCCTGTTGTAATTCAAAAAACTTTTGATGCTACGGGTTCCTTTACTGTTGTCCTTCCTGTAACTAGCGATACAGATGTAACACCTCAACCTTTTATTTATACTTTTGAAGAGAATTTCACAGGCGGACGCACAATAGAATTGGCTCTTCCGCTCTCAGTTGCAGGAACCACCCAAAACCTTGCAGATTTGCTCCCTGCGCTTGATTCAGCAGATGCGGCGGCTTATGTATCGGTAGACTCTTATCAGGCTCTATTAACCCGATATAACAACGCTGAGAGCATCCGTGTGCTAGTTGTAGATGCAGATGAAGAGGCAGATGACGCCGATACTTATGCCAGCGATGCTTCTAAAGCGGCTGGCTCTTTAGCCAATTACAACATCAACCAGTTGATGATGATGGGAGTCTAAAATGGCTGTTGAACCGTATGTACCCATTGCCCGATATAACACAGCAAACACTTTATTAACAGAATTAGAAGTTACAACAAATGATGCTGAAACCAATACAGATGATTTATCAACCGCAGTTGCTAATGCTTTAACCCATAAACAAACAGCAGAAAATCTTGTGGCTTCAGGTTTTGATTTATTCTTTTTGGTAGGTTGCTGATGGCGCTCGCACCCTCATTAAGCACAGTAAGCATTACTGGTAACTATGTAGATTATGAAGGCGTAGCCATTCAAGGTCAGGTTCGATTTACCCTTGGTGATGTTCTTCGTAATGGTACAGATGACCAAATGGTTGCTCCATCCAGCATCGTAGTTCCTTTAAGTGCAGGTGCATTTAGCGTTACCCTTCCAGCCACAAATGACCCTGATATTGTTCCCAACCCTTTTACCTATACAGTTGAGGAATCTTTTCCTGGGGGTAGAACATACACAATTTCAGTTCCTTACAACACCGTAGGTTCCCTTGATTTAGCAGATTTAAGCCCTACCCCAACCCTTAGCGAGAACTTTGTTCAGGCTATTGATGAAACAAGTTTTGCAAGCCTTGAAGATGATATTGATGCTTTAGATGTAGAGATAAATCAAACCACAGATAAGATTCTTGCTTCAGGAAAGTATTGGTATATCGGCAGTACCTACGCTACTTATACAGCGCTGGATACGGCTTTTGCCACATATACCGCATTAACGGCTGGTACTTACAGTTTAGATGGCGCAGACATTTCTGCCTTTGTCACCTTGGCTGAAGCATCAGAAGCAAGCGCATCCGCAAGTGCGACAATAGCCACCAATAACTCGACTGGTACAATCAGTCCATTACTTCTAATCGGAGGATAACCGTATGGCAACTACTTACAAGGTATTGGGTCAATCCAATCCCTCAGCCACGACTGCTACAACTCTGTATACCTGCCCTGCTCTAACACAAACGGTTATCTCAACCATCACAATTTGTAACCAAGCAGGTACATCAGGAACTTACAGAATCGCTGTGCGTCCAAATGGAGCGACACTTGCTCCTGAACACTATGTAGTGTACGACGCTACTATTCAAGCCAATACAACAGCGGCTTATACACTTGGTCTAACCATTGACGCTTCAGATGTTGTAACTGTTTACGCATCAAGCGCCAATATGTCTTTCAATGCGTTCGGAAGCGAGATAGCATAATATGGCAATTACCACTAATGGCGGGGCTGGCGTAACCGCAGATGCAGTAGCCACCCTTAGTAACAAAACACTTGAAGCACCAGTAATCAATAACGCAACCTTTACAGGCGCTCAAGCAGGACTTGAAATCAAGTTTGGCAACAACATTGTTCTTGAAGGAACAACTGCTAACGATTTTGAAACAACCATTACGGCTGGAGACCCAACCGCTGACCGCACAATTACCCTTCCCGATGTAACTGGAACGGTTGTTACTACTGGCAATTTGACTGCAATTACAACAGTTACAAGCGCAACTTTAACAAGCCCAACAATAACTGGAGCAGTATTTAATGATGGCTCAGTTGTTTTTGAGGGTGCAACAGCAAATGATTTTGAAACAACTTTAGCAATCACAGACCCAACTGCTGATAGAACAATTACTTTCCCTGATTCAACAGGTACAGTTGCTCTGACTTCAGGAGTTATTAACAACAGTCTTTTGACTACAACTGGCGATACTATTTACGCATCAGGAGCAAGTACACCTGCTCGCCTTGCAGTAGGAACAACAGGACAAGTTCTAACAGTCGCAGGAGGGGTTCCAACATGGGCAACTCCAGCGGCGGGTACAACAGCCAACGACCAAGCCTTCGCCTTTGCGGTGCAGGTATTCGCATAAGGAGAAAATAAATGCCAACAACAGTATCAAGAATCCCGTTATCTTTTTCCACGCATGGTCGTGGAATTAAAGTTGCGGCAACATCATCCCCAGGAACTGATATTCACACAGCAACATCTTCTACTTCTGACTGCGATGTTGTAACACTATACGCATACAACTCATCAGCATCAGCAGTAAACCTAACTATTCAATGGGGTGGAACATCTACTCCTGATGATGACATCAAGTTGTCAATTCCAGCAACATCAGGTCTAACTCTTGTAGTTCCTGATTTAGTTGTCCGTAACTCTTTGGTTATAGAGGCTTATGCTGGCACAACAAATGTTGTGACAATCCACGGATTCGTAAACCGAGTAGCAACTACCTGATAGGAGTTAGCGAATGTCGCTAATCAATCGGTTATTAAAGGCAAACCCGTCAGCGCAAGTTTCAGATATGCTGACGGGGTATTTTGTCATTCCTTCTGCTAAGGGTGTGTTTGAACAAGTTGGTACAAGAGGTTTATTTGCGGGCGGTAAGGCTCCGACCAATACAGCAGGAAATGGTCAAAATGTCATTCAATACATTGATATAGCAACAACGGGAAACAGCACAGACTTTGGCGATTTAACGCTTGCTCGTTCGGCTTTTCAGGGTTTCGGAAGCACGGGTCGTGCTTGTTTTGGTGGCGGTATGAATACAGGCGGAATTACTGTAAATGTAATAGATTATGTAACAACTTCTACATTGGGCAACGCTAATGACTTTGGAGATTTACTTGCTATCAATAGACAACTAGGTGCTTCATCAAATAACACAAGGGGTGTGTTTATCGGTGGTTACAATGACAGCGCAGGTGATATTGGAACTATTCAATATGTAACAATCGCCTCAACAGGTAATACGACAAGTTTTGGAACCATGACAAGAGCAGAGTTTACAAAAACTGGTGCTGGTTCGTCTACAAGAGCAATACAAATGGGTGGTGCTTACAATGGTGGAAGTAACTACTCAGACACTATTACTTACTTTGAATACGCCACTCTTGGGAACTCCACAAGTTTTGGGACATTATCGGGTGATAGAGTGACTCCATCCACCGCTTCATCTAGTACAAGATGTTTGGGTATGGGTGGGTTTGGGCTTAGTGTTGGTTTTAGAAATACTATCGATTATGTAACTATTGCTACGACTGGTAACGCCACAAACTTTGGTAACTTGACTACCTCAATGTATGAAGGTTGTGGCATTTCAAATAATACTCGAGCGGTAAATGCTGGTGGTTTAACTGGGGGTAGCACAGTTCAAAATGTAATAGATTATGTCACGATTGCCTCAACAGGAAACGCAACTGATTTTGGTGATTTATTACAAAACACGCTAGCCGAAGCAGGTGCTAGTAATGGTCACGGAGGACTCGTATGACATATTTACCACAAATTAGAATCCTTGTTCCTAGCGCACAAGTAAGTAGTTATACAACTGGTAGTTTTAATTTACCTAGTGCGAGGGGTCAGTTTACAAGTGCGGCAGTAAGAGCCTTATACGGTTCAGGTATTCTAGCAAATAATAACAACACAGCCAATATCGATTTTTTCAATATATCCTCACTTGGTAACGCAAGCACTTTTGGAAATGTAACCGTAGAAAGGCGAGGTATCCAAGCATTTTCCTCACCAACTAGAGGTGTATTTGGTGGCGGATACTCTGATATTTCAAGTGGTTCAAGAAATGAAATTGATTATGTAACTATCGCTACAACTGGAAATGCCGCAGATTTCGGTGATATGACTTCAGCAAGACACGAAGCAACACAGGGTTGTTCATCAGATACTAGAGGTCTATTTAGCGGCGGTGCAAGCACATCAATCGGAACTAACAATGTAATTGATTATGTAACCATTGCTTCAACTGGAAATGCCATTGATTTTGGTGATACGACTACCAGCAAATATGGAATGGCTTCTACCTCCTCAACAACAAGAGGTTTATTTGCTGGTGGTAATCAGAGCGGTGTAATAAATGTGATTGATTATGTAACCATTGCAACTACTGGAAATGCTATTGATTTTGGTGACTTGAGTGTTAGTCGAGATTTTGCTGGAGGTCTTTCCTCAAATACAAGAGGTGTATTTGGTGGCGGTAGGTTAAGTTCAGGCGAGTCAAACACTATTGATTATGTAACGATTGCTTCTACTGGAAATGCAACTGACTTTGGTGATTTACTTACTACTTTATTTCACATGGGAAGCACATCCTCAAAAATTCGTGGCGTTTTTATGGGTGGAAGTACTGGAAGTTATACCAATGTAATTCAATTTGTAAACATTGAATCGACTGGAAACGCAACAGACTTCGGTGATTTAACAGCCGCTAAACAATCAGGTGGAGCCACCTCATCAAGTCACGGTGGTCATGCTGGTACTGACCCAACTCTTGAACAAGGCGTCATGGTTATTATGGGTGGATATGACGGAGCATATAAAAATGAAATCTCCTACATAGATATAGCAAGTTTTGGTAACGATGTTGATTTTGGAGATTTATCCGCAACAAGGGGTTGGCTCGCTGGTATCGGAAATACAACAAGGGGCATTAGTGCAGGTGGCGAAAAACCATCACCAACAGCAAATCTAAACATTATTGAATACTTCACTTTTGCAACAAGTGGAAATATGACTGACTTTGGCGACTTGCTTTTTGAAGGTTATGGCGCCTATGGAACAAATAATGCAACAAGAGGTTTATTTAGCGGGGGTGAAACCACGGGGGGCATACAAAATGTTATTCAGTATGTAACAATCGCCTCAACAGGCAACGCAACAGATTTTGGTGATTTAACACAAGCCCGTACTTATCATGCAAGTGTAAGTAACGGTACTACCGCTTTTACTTGTGGTGGAAACAATGGAAACACTTTTTACAATATCATTGATTATGTAACCATTGCTTCAACAGGAAATGCTACTGATTTTGGTGATTTGACGGTCACTAGGTCTATTCAAGATTCAAGAGCACACTCAACCACAAGAGCAATTTTGGCTGGTGGAAGATTAAATAATACAAGTAGCAATACTAATACTATTGATTATTTTACAATGGCTAGCGTTGGAAATGCAGTAGATTTTGGTGACTTAACGGCTTCTAAACTAACAATGGGGCAAGGTTCTACAATTAGAGGTGTCTTTGCGGGAGGTCTTATTGAATCAGGTTCAACATATCAAACTGCTATCGATTATGTAACTATTGCTTCAACAGGAAATGGTGTAAGTTTTGGTTCATTAACCGACAGTAAATATGCTTCAGGTGCGGCAAGTAATTCACACGGAGGACTGTAAGATGGATATACAAAAATCAAACGAGAGGCAATTCATGGAAATAGCACTACAAGAGGTAAGTAACGAACTTTCCTTAACACCTGAGTATAAGGGAATGATAGAACACATCAATTCTAATCTTCCTGCTATTAGTAGAGATTCTGAAAACTTCTATAAGTCAGCATCTCAATATAAAAATGTAACCTTGGATGTTACTGACTTAACCCCAATGGGTTCTATGAAACACATCTTGGCTGTAATTGACCGTACCCGTATGGCTCTTGAAGAAGCACATATTTCAGTTAAGCGTAAACAAATTGAGTTAAAGAAAAAAACCATTGAATACGATAATGCTGAAGATGGACCTGATAAAGAACTTCTTTGGATAGATATTGTTGAAATCAATAATCACCTCAGTAACTCTGAAAACTCAGTTAAGGGTGCTTTGCGTAAGTTAAGTTTCTTCACTACTCAATACCAAGCAATTATGGACAAACTGGGCGTTAGTGAAATTACTGAATTAGATTATGAAATAAATGAATCACGCCATCACATTATGACGGCTATGAAACAAGCCCTATGTGCGGCAAGAACTAGAGGCGGAATCATTGATGAGGGTAATCAAATCTATTTATTTGATATGGGAATCAATGGCACGGTTGCTCAAGCAGAAATGTTTGCCTACCTACAAGCAGAACAAGAAATGTTGGCTAGAGGCGAAGAACCTACTCATGAACTTACAATGAAATGGCTTGAGGCTTGCGCCGATAAGTTTGCTGATTGTGGGGCTAAGTTCGCAGAACTTCGTGGGTTTATTCCACTAGACAAAAAATCACTAGCAAAGGAGATTACAAGTGGCAAAGAAAGTAATTAGTTACAAATTAAACACAGATGGAACTGTTCCTGATTTTGTAGAAGATGGTGGCTATCTAGCAAAGGACGCTAACGACACACCTAATATGGTTGTTCTTGGTGTATCAAAAGATGGCGCAGATATATCAGGCGCCGAGGCTGAGTTTGCTGATGAGGCAAGTGCAGTTACCTATGTTGAAACCTATTTATCAGATTCAACAACTATTGACCCAATAACAAATGAAGAAAGAGTGTTTGTTGTTGCAGATGCAGTAACAGACCTGTTTGCTAAACTAGCGTAAATTACGAATTGAGGTATTGAAATGGCAGGTACAACAACTAAGGGTCTACGCTATCCAACAGCGGGAGATAACCCTGCCGTTCATACTGACTTCCTTAATTTAGCAACAGATGTTGATACAGAGTTAGATGATTACATTCTTAAATCTGCTCCATCTTTTACTGCCACAGTAACCCTTGGTGCTGGTGCCGACATTATTTTTGAGGGTACTACTAATGATGGTTTTGAAACAACCTTAACGGTTACAGACCCAACGGCTGACCGAGTGGTTACTCTGCCTAACGCAACCGATACTTTAGTTGGACGGGCTACAACCGATACTTTAACTAACAAAACTTTGACTTCTCCTACAATAAACGGTGGAACTCTTTCTAGCGTTACTTTAGGCAATGCACTCGCCGCTGGTACTTACAAAATTACAGGTCTAGGCGATGCCTCTGAAGCAACAGATACCGATGCTGTCAATGTTAAGCAAGCCTTAAATCTTGCTCGTACTCAAATGCTTATGCTCGGTGGAATGTAATGACTTTTACCTATTCGGGTGACCCAAGTACCTCAACCCGTAACTATGTTCGTTTTCTAATTAACGATACTGATTCGACTGATGCTTTATTTAGCGATGAAGAATTGAATTATGTAATTTTGGAGTGGAGTAATGATGCCTATAATGCGGCAAGAGAATGTGCTGAGATTCTTATTGCTCGTTTTAGCCGTCTAGCCGATAGCAGTTCTAAGAGCGTTGGCGATATTTCGGTATCTGAATCTTATTCATCAAAAGTTACCCACTATAAAGAGTTGGCTGAGAGTTTATTGCGTAGACAGATGCGTAAATCTCCTCCCGCTCCATGGTCTAATGCTCAAGCACTTAAATCTACAAATGACAGGATTGTTGATGATTTCAATACCGACTTTTATGCTGGTATTCACGACAATCCAAATAATGTCCAAGACAAACGCATAGTTGAGTAGGGGTAGCCATGGACGCTATCTATACTAAAGTCGCAGAGTTCATGACGGACTCTGTGGTATTTACACCCAAAGCCTCAGTTGATAAGTACAACAAAACAACTTTTGGTGCGGCTAATACAAATGTCACAGTCACAGGTCGTTTAATTTACGACACTACAAAATCTAAAGATGTTCAAGGTATCGAAGTTGTTGATATTGGACGATTCATTACCTATGGTCCCGCAACCTCAATTACGGTAAATCATAGAATGGTCGTCGGGGCGGACACCTTTACGATAAATGCAGTAGATAACATCGCAGACGAAAACGGAGCGCATCACACCGTCATCAGATTTGGACGGTAGTTATGGCAAAGTCGTCTTTTAGACTCGACTTATTCGGCGATAAAGAGTTAGTAAATGCTCTTGAGGCTGGCAAAGACGATACCCCTCAAGCCATAGCCCAAGCAATATGGGAAGAGGCTAATTTAATTTTTGCTAAATCACAGATTCTTGTTCCAGTAGATACAGGAGTTCTTCGTGGTTCAGGTGGAGTATCCGCTCCACAAATGGGAAATCAAGGCTATTTTGTAGATATTTTCTATGGTGGTCCCGCCGCCCCATACGCTCTTTATGTCCATGAAATTATTGGCAACTACCACAACCCACCGACACAGGCTAAATATCTTGAACAGCCAGTCATGGAAGCAATGTCCACTATCCAAGAAAACATAAAGGGTAGAATTATCGACATCATACAGAAAGGTCACAGGGGCTAATGGCAACTATTCTTGAATCAGTAGGTGACTACCTACAAAATACTTCAAGCGCTTTTGGCGCCCATGCTTCTCAAGGAACTCTTGGTACAAGCATATTTTTAGGCACCCTTCCTGATAGCCCTGATGCGTGTGTAGCGGTATATGAGAACGCTGGCAGTTCCCCAACATTCACTATGGGTTCAGGCGGTATCAGAATTGACTACCCAATGCTTCAAATTATCTGTCGTGCTGGTCGAGAAGATTATCCAACGGCTAGAGATAAAGCAGAAAATATCCGTGTTTTGCTTGCGTCGGTGCTTGAACAAACCGTCTCAGGGGTGCATATTATGAGGATTGAACCAATGGGTTCAGTAAACTTGTTAGGAGTAGACCCAAAGTACCGTCCACTAATCTCGGTGAATTTCCGATGTCTAGTGCGAATGTAAACGAGGAGCCGACGGCTCCGCAAGAGAGAGTGGTAGACCCGTATGGCAGAAACGCAACAACCGATGAGTTCCAAAGGTGCTGGAAATGCGACAGGCTCCTTTTCGAAAGCGCAACCCGCCCATGGAGCATCAGATGTCCAAGGTGCAAGTCTAAAAATAAATCAGGATGATTTTTTTAGTCAATTAGATGCACTTGTAGGTAGTAGGAATGATGGTGGCTGTGCTATTGGCGCCATGGTTTCAAAACTAGAAGAACCAATTCAAAAGAAACTCAATGAAATTTTTATTAACAAAAATGTTGAGTCTGCTAAATTAGCGCAGTTAATGTCAGCCTATGGTCTTACAGTATCTTCATCAGATGTTCTAAGACGGCATCGAAGAAGATTACAAGGAAGAGACGGGTGTAAATGTCCTCAAATCTTGACGACGCCTTAAATAATTTATTAAAGACTTCAGAGATGGAGTCGATTCAAAAGTTACTGCCAAGAGATAGAAAAGCAGATTGGTTGCCTGGGGTTACTTGGCAAGGTGAAGAAGGAACAGTTACTACTCAACCAATGGAGGGTGATAACGCACCTGATTGGTCAGGAGTCCTTCGGATGTGGGGACTTGACCCTGAGCATTTCCAAGTAGTTGAGCCAGTTCTTTTCAATGTTTGGGGCGATACTTTAGGAGTTCTCAATCGCCAATGGAAAGGCAAAGTAATTCGTAAAGGCAAACAAGAAGTTGCCGATATTGAAGCCTTAATCCAAGATATTAAAAAACATAAACCTCGTGAACGCAAACAGATAACAGGCGGAGCCAGCCTTGTTGTTTGTGCTTCAGATTGGCAAACGGGTAAAAGAGATGGGGACGGTCTCAAAGGTTTAGTAGGTAGATGGCTCCAAGCAGTTGATGATGTTGAATTTAGAATTAAAGAGTTAAAAAAAATAGGTCGTCCGATTGATTCAATTACCGTTCTTTGTCTTGGTGATTTAGTTGAAGGGTGTGATGGTCATTATGACATTCAAACTTTTACAGTTGAAGTAGATAGAAGAGACCAAGTAAAGATTGCTCGCCGTCTTTTAAGAGATGCTCTTATCCGTTGGTCAAAGGTTGTCCCAAATATCACGGTTGCGGCGATTGGTGGAAATCATGGTGAGAACCGTAAAAATGGAAAAGCCTTTACTACCCTCAATGACAATGACGATGTAGCCCTAGTTGAGTCAGTTGCAGAAATCTTTCAGGCTAACCCTGAGGCTTACGGTCACATTCGGTTTGCAATTCCTACGGATGAGTTGAGTTTAACCCTTGAGGTAAACGGAAAAATTATTGGAATTACACATGGGCATCTTGCTCGCAGTTCAGGAAGCGTTGAAGCCAAACTTCGTCGCTGGATTGCTGACCAAACTTTAGGACGCCAATCAATAGGCGATTGTGACATTTTGGTGTCAGGTCATTATCATTCATTTCGTCTAGCAGATTGGGGAGGAGTCAAATGGCTACAAGCGCCGAGTCTCGACGGGGGAAGCGTGTGGTGGAGACAGTCCAAGGGGGAGGTTGCGGATGTGGGAGTTCTGACATTCCTAGTGACCAGCGAGGGAGTCTCGGACATCCAAGTCTTATGAACGACCCTAGAGACATCGCTTTATACGCCGCTGAATTGGTCTCAGGAGACCGTCAGGACGCTTATGGGCATCCACTTGATAACTTAACAAGGGCTTCAAAAATATGGGCTGTAATCCTCGGCTGTGAGGTTTCTGCCGAGCAAGTCGCCCTTTGCATGGTTGGCATGAAGATTGCCCGTGAAGTCAATCAATCCAAGCCCGACACCGTAGTAGACGGCATTGGCTATTTTCTTACGCTTGGCATGATTCAAGAAGAGCGCCTCCGTAGGGAGAATAACTAACCCCAGTTGTGATATACTTGTCTTGTCCCGAGAGGAGGGCAAGATGAGAGAGTTCAGAATTTCCGAAATAGGAGTTGAGAAGACTCTTGCTAAAGCGCAGAAACTTGCTCAACGGGCGCAGAAAAAAGGTTTAAGTGGTGGCTACCAAGTACGCATTGAAAAGCGTTTTGAAGAAATAGAAGGCATCAGCCACGAATATCAAGTTTTAGTTATTGAAGGCGAACCAGTCAAATTTAATGGCTGGCAATTTATCGGTGTTGCCGAGTTTATCGAAGGCAAAGCAATCACAAAATCAATCGCAGGTGGTCGTGAAATCAAGCCATCTGAAGTCAAGGTTGGTTATTGCGAGCATTGCCAAAAATCTAGGTTTCGTTCAAAAGTAATCTTTGTTCAAAATGAAGAAGGCAAGTTATTTCAGGTTGGCTCCAGTTGCGTAAAAGATTACATAGGCTGGCAGTTCAGCGCTTCTTACTTACCAACAGAGGAAACTTTTGAAGAAGAGTTTGGTGGCTACTCAGGCAATGGCTGGACAGGTCATTCAACAATCGGAGTTTTGGCTCACGCAATCACTCAGGTTCAAAAGGGCGGATACATACCTTCAGGTTCAGGTATCTCTACTAAATCTCTTGTTTGGGGATATTTAAGCGAAGGACACCACGGCGCTAAAGTTTGGCAAGAATATGTAGGAGAAAAACCAACCGAGGTTGAATACGAGAAGGCTAGAGAGTTAATCGAATACGGCAAGAATTTTGAAGGCGAATCTAGTTACGCTGAAAATGTCAGAATTGTATGTGGTTTGGAATATCAAACTTACAGCACAGTTGGAATTTTGGTTTCGATTATCAAAGCCAAGCAAAAGAGCCAAGAGCAGGAAGTTGCCCGTCAAGAGGCTAAGGTTTACAAGGCTGAACAGTTCGCCCCAACTGGCGAGCGCATCGAATTGGAAGTTACAGTTCTCAGCGAAAACACCTTTGAGACTCAGTTTGGCTGGACAACTCTTTATACCTTTGCAAGCGGTGATTACCAATTCAAGTGGTTTGCCTCTAATGGGACAAAGTTAGAAGTGGGCGATAAAGCGGTTGTTAAGGGAACAATTAAAGGCTCTGATGAGTACAAGGGAAGTTTCTCAACATTGCTTACTAGATGCAAGGTTCTCCAAATTGCAGAAAAAATAGCCTGATACACTAGACCTACTGTGCGCTAGTCGCCCGAGTTTTTCGTCTCTTCCGTGTCCGAGTGACCTGACGGTCACTTGGGCTATCTATGTGCCGTCACGGAGGAGGTTTGAATGACTCGTTATAGAGTCTTGCAGGGTATTGATTACCCACCAAACAAACGAGTTGAGGCTGGAAAAATTGTTGAAGATTTACCAGCAACCTCGGTTAAATGGCTTTTAGAGTCAGGCATTATTGAAGATGCCGATAAGCCAACAAAGAAAATCGAAGAGCCTGTTGTAGAAGAACCTAAAACCGAACCAGTTGCAGAACAACCTGCCGTTGAAGACGGTTTTGACCCTGATGCCAAAGATATTGATGGCGATGGTTTTCTCCAAGATGGCACCCCATTTCAACGCCCAGTTGAGGAGAAATAATGCCTACTTTTAGCCATGGTAAAAATGTCAATGTCTTCTTAGATGAGTTTGATTTTTCTACTTATTTTAATGATGTAAGTGCTTCAACAAGCGTAGACACAGCCGAAACAAGCGCTTTTGGAACAAGTGCTAAGACCTATGTTGTGGGTCATCGAGATGGAACAGTCTCACTTTCAGGAATGTTTGAGGGTACTGCCTCTACTGGAACAGATGAATTTTTTGATAGTGCCTTGGGTGCATCAACAAAAACTTTAGTAATTGTTGCTCCAAGCGGTCACTCAAATGGTGCAGGAGCAATCTTGCTACAAGCCGACGATACATCTTATGAGGTCTCAAGTGCCATCGCAGATGTTGTCCAAGCAAGCGCAGAATTCCAATCAACCGATGCAGTAGAACACGGAAAAATTCTTTCTTCAGGTTCAACTGTTTCGGCTACTGGAAACGGAACTAGCGTAGATAACGGAGCCTCTACCGCAAACGGTGGAGCAGGTTTTCTATCAGTTCCAGTAAATACACGCAATGGAAACATCACAGTAAAAATCCAACACTCAGCAGATAACTCAACTTTTGCTGATTTAGTTACTTTTACCGTGGTGAGCAGTACAACCAAAACTTCTGAAAGAGTTGAGGTTGCTAGTGGTACAACAGTAAACAGATACCTACGAGTGAATTACACAGTCGCAGGTTCAACAGGCTCGGCTACCCCTGTGGTGGCTTTTACTAGGAGGTAAAAAACAATGCCTACATTTCGTCATGGTAAATCCACCGTATTCAAAGTAGATAACTCAGGTGGCACACTTACCGATATTAGCAATACCCTTACCGATGTTTCATTCCCACAATCAGTAGACACAGCCGAAACCAGCACTTTTGGTTCATCAGCGAAGTCTTATGTTGTTGGATTATCAGATGCAACATTCAGCATCTCAGGAAACTTTGATGCAACAGTTGATGCTCACTTGGCTGGAATTCTTGGTCAAGCGGCTTCAGTTTCTTTCGAGTATGGTCCTGAAGGTTCAACTGCAACTTACACCAAATACACAGGAGAGTGCTACCTAACCTCTTACGAGAAGAGTGGTGCAATCGGCGATGTAGTGACATACTCAGCAGAGTTCCAAGTGACAGGTGCAGTAACACGAGGCACCTACTCATAATAGGAATTGTTTGGAAAAAACTAAATAAATTATCGTGACCAACCTAGTGTCCCAAGGAGAAAAGTATGACTGATTTACGGGGAAAGATATTTGAAGCAGACGATATTACGAAGGAATTACTAGAAGTCCCTGAGTGGGGCGTAACAGTAGAAATTCGTTCTATGACGGCTGGACAGAGAGCAACTCTTACTGAAGGAGTTACCTCCGCTGATAAAGTTGATGTTTCTAATATGTATGCAAAAACTGTAATCGCAACTGTATTTGACCCTACAACTGGATTACCAATCTTTACCGAGAATGACCGTGAGGCAATTCTTTCAAAGAATGGTGCAGTCATTGAGCGTTTGGCAACAAAGGCTCTTGGCAGTTCAGGTCTTAGTGATAAGGCGGTAGACCAAGCACAGGCTCGATTTCCTCAAGAATCCTGAGAGACGGTTTCTTTTCGAAATTGCTGAAAAGTTAGGACGGACGGTGGGTGAACTTCTTTACGGAAGTGGCTCCCACCGCCCTCTTAGCAGTATGGAATTAACTGAGTGGAACGCTTTCTATGTCTTAAAAGAAAAAGAAAGAGAAAAAGCCGAGAGAAGAGCAAAGGCAAGGAGATAAAACATGGCTGAGTCACCAACCATGGAAGTCCGTGCTCGCCTTACTGCGGACTCTGCTCAATTTACAAAAGGTTTAGAAGAGGCTCAAAGAAGCGCTCAAAGTTTTCAGGGAGCGGCGTCTAAACTTAATGCAAGTCTAAATGCGCTTGGTGCTGTCGCCGCTGGTACTGCAATTAGTTTAATTGTTTTTGCTACAAAATCATTCAAAGCGGCGGCTGAAGTTCAAGAGTTAGATATTGCTTTACAGGCTATCGGTAAATCAACTCGATATGGATATGCCCAACTTGCTATCGCATCTGAAGAAATTCAAAATGTTGGATTATCTGCGGTGGCTTCTCGTAAGGCAATTATTAAATTGGCACAATCAAATGTTGATTTGAGTAGTGCAACTGCATTAGCGACTATTGCTCAAGACCTATCTGTAACAGCAAGCGTCAATTCGGCGGATGCTTTGAATTCTTTAATTTTTGCTATTACAACAGGTCAAACAAGAATGTTGCGTCAAATTGGTATTACTGCTGGAGCAACAGAAGCCTTTGCTATTTATGGGCGGACAATAGGTAAAAGCGCAAGTGACTTAACTATGGCTGAAAGACGCCAAGCGGTTCTTAATTTAATTCTGAGAGAAGGAACTAAAGTTCAAGGTGCTTATGCTTTAGCAATACAAAGTCCTTCTCGAGCATTAAAAGAAATGGGCGACCAAACTAGAAGACTGCAAGAAGCAGTTGGATTAAGATTACTCAATGCTTTTAGTGCTTTAATTTTATCTACTCTTGAATTGCGTACTAAATTAGCAAGAGCCTCCGAGGGTACTGGTACTTTTTCCAAAGTGCTTGATGCTTTAGAAAAAGTATTAACTAAATTAGCAACTCCATTTACAACTTTAACAACCAATATAGGAAACTTTATTGAAAGAATTGATAAAAGTAAATTAAGTGTTAATGAAATTGCTTCGACTATGGAAAAAGTATTGCCTATTGCGGCGGCATTTGCTACTTTCTTTGGTATACGAGCAGGTAAATCTTTAGCGCAAGCGGCGCCTTTCTTCGAAGGATTTTTCTTACAACTATCAAGATTTAATTTGGTTTTCACAACATTTGTTTTAGCCGTAACTTCTCCTCAATTAAGAGGAGCAATAGGACAATTAGTTACTGCTTTTGCGCCACTTGTACCAGCAATTCAAAAATTAAGTGTTGTATTTGCAAACTTATCTGCTTTAGCAATCGGTGTAGTTGCAAAGGCTATAAGCACAGTCGCATCGATAGTTCAAAGAATTACAAGTTTATTCCAAAATAATGCAAGAGCCACACAAATTCTTGTTATAGCCTTCACGGGAATTGCTACTGCAATCGGTCTTGCAACCGTAGCCTACTATGCCCATGCGGCGGCTCTTAAAATAGTCACCTTTACTCAGGCTCTTTTGCAAGTTGCAACAACTTTATTGAGTGGAGCGCAGTTGGCAAGTATCGCCTCCACCAACGGTCTAGCGGCGTCAATGCTTAGACTTAATGCAGTTATAGCGGCTAACCCAATTATGCGAGCAGTTTTAATAATTGGTGCTTTAGTGACAGCCCTTGTAGTTGCTTACAAAACATCTGAGAATTTTAGAAAAGTTGTTGGCATGGTATTTAACTTTGTGGCTAAAGTTGTAATTACCGTCCTTGGTTACATCATTCAGTATTTTGGTTATGTATTAAAAATGTTGGCTTCAGCAATGAGAACATTTGGAGGCTTTGCTGAAGTAGTAGCAAAAGTATTTGAGTTCATAATAGATGTAATTCTCACTTGGGTTAAGTTTGTATTGACTTCATTTAAGAATGTTATTGATGCTTTTGTCAATCTTATGGAAACAAACGCAACTCTCTATAAAATTGTAGTTGCCGTGTTTAATGGTATTTTGCGAGCCATTGCTCTAGCAGTTACAGTTATCGTTACAAACTTTGCCAACATCTTGAAGGCTATTGCTACTGGTATCTATTTCTTTGAAAGATTATTAGATGTAGCCAAGACTATTGCCAAGGGAGTGATTGGCGCATTTTTGGCTTTAGGTAAAGGTGTAGTTAGTGTTTTTGCTAAGGTTGCAACTGGTTTAGGTGATTTCTTAGATAACGCATTGACAACAGTAAAAGAATGGGTAAAAAAAGTAACTGCCCCATTGATGAAAATTCCTATTGTTTCTACTGCGGTAAATGCGGCTATTGGCACCATAAGTGGTATGGCGGAATTTGCAAGTTCAAAACTTGGTGGAGTTGCCAAATCAATCACAAATTTATTTAGTGCATCTGATGATGGTGGTGCAAAATCAGTTGATGCAATAACAGGTGTATCTAAAACTTTAATTAAGAACGCTAAAAGTTGGGGCAATTATTCTGAAGGTGCGGCTGGCGCCATTTCGGATGTTGCAAACAAAATGCTTAATTTTAATGAGAAGGTTGTTGATTTAGCGGCAAAAGATAACGGCACAAAAATAGTTGAGGGTTTAATTGCTGGTGCTAAAAAAGTATCACCACTTCTTGAAAAAATGATTGCTGGATTAGGTACAGCAATTAAATTTGATTTTGCTGGAACCGTAGGCAAATTTATTGAAGAGATGGCTAATAAGGCTGATGAGGCGGGTGACAAGTTAATTGAGTTCGGCAAGAACATGGTTATCTTTGCTCAACAAACAGATTTTGCTGGTGAACTTGGTGACTTTATTGGAAATATCAGAGAAAGTCTTGAGGAAGGTCTTGGCTTCGGCGACATTCTCAAAAAAGAAAAAGAAATTGCAGAGGGCATAAAGGCTGGCGGAATTGACGAGGGCGCTCTAAATGACATACAAAATTCAGCCGATTTGATGAAAAAAATTCGTGAGGCTATGAAGGCTGGTATTGAGTCAATGAGCGATGTTCTTAAAGACTTACAACAAGCGGCTAAAGATTTTGCTGATTCTCTTAAAGACACAATCTTAGGTTTTGCTGGACTTAAGGGAGTAGAACTACCTGACGGATTTATTCCAAAGGCTAAATCTCTTATTGAGAATATGCAAACAAGACTTAATAAGAGCAATCAGTTCGCTCAACAAATAAATCAACTTCAGGCTTTAGGACTTGACGCAAAAGCAATTCAAGATTTAGTTGAATCAGGACCAATCAAGGGTGCTCAACTAGCGGCGTCAATCCTTGGCGGTGGCGCAGAGGCTATTGCACAAATAAATGAAATTCAAAGAGCAATCAATATAACTGGTGCGGCTATCGGTAAATTTGGTTCCGAGGCGGCGTTTGGACAAAAAATTTCAAATGCTCAAATGAAACTTGCTCAAGTTACAGATGCAGAGGCAAGAATTTCGGGAGTAAGCGGAAATAACATTGTTATCGAACAAGGTGCTTTTGTGGTCAATGTCGATACAACTGGTGCTACCAGCCAAGATGAAAAGGCTGACATTATTACTCAGAGAATTCAAGAAACATTCGCTATATTGGCAAAGGAGTTGGCTAACAAATAATGGCTACCTATGTACTTCGCCCTAACGCAAACTGGAATAATGCTTCGGCTTTTACCATCTCAGGTGGTTCAGGTTCAGTTCATGCGGCGCTCGCCGATTCAAGCGATAGCACTTACATCACCCGTACTAGCACAACAGTTCCAGCATCTTATGAAGCAGAGTTCGGGACACAGACTCTTGCGGCTACCGAAAAGGTGGCTTATGTAAATCTTCGAGCAAGAGCAACTATTGGAACAACAGGTTCAATCGAGTTAAGCCTTGGTGTTATCACAGACCGAAATGGTCGTACCGTAAGTTATTCAGTTCCTTACTCAAAAGCAAACACACTTGCTTTGACCACTCTTGATACTGCTCTAAAATTAACCACCGCTCCAAACGGTCAGGCTTGGAGTCAAACTTTAATTGATAATCTAGTTGTTAAATTTACAGACAATGCAACAGCAAGTGGTGACCGTGCAGGTCTCTATGAGTTATTTGTAGATGTAATTACAACCGCTCAGCCTTCAGTTACCGTAACTGCACCTACTGGAACTGTTACCGATACAACTTTTCCTTCCGTAACTTGGACTTATGCAGATACAGACGGTGACCCTCAAAATGCTTATGAGATAAAAGTTTTTGATTCCACAACTTATAGTGCGGGAACATTTAGTGCAGATACATCCACGCCAACTGTTCAAACTGGTGTTGTTACTTCTAGTAACGACGGTCAAACTTTAGAGGCAGATTTGGCTGATGGAACAACATATCGTGCCTATGTACGAGTTGCTCAATTATTGAACGGTTCTAATTACTTTAGCGATTGGGCTTATAGTCAATTTACTATTGATGTTGATGCTCCAGCCACTCCTTTAATTACTGCATTTTATGATTCTAATGTAGGAGCAGTTACTCTTACTGTTTTTGGAAGAACAAACTTTTTATCTCCTAATCAAGCGTCTCTTGAAACCAACACAACAGGTTGGGCGGCGGTTACAAATTGTGCAATCGCTCGCTCTACTGCTCAAGCCTCAGTTGGTAGTGCCTCTTTAGAAATTACAGCAAGTTCTAGTGGTGATGCAGTTGCCTCAACTACAACAGCAACAAAATTTGCAGTTACAGCCAATCAAGAGTTTTCTGCTATTGCTGATTTCAAAGCAGGTACAACAACTCGTTCAGTAGCAGTTGGAATTAGATATTTGAATACAAGTGGTACGACAATTAGTACAACTTATGGAACATCAGTTAGCGCTACCAGTTCGGCTTTTGTTACAGCAAGTGCTACCGTTTTGGCACCACCTACCGCAACACACGCACAGGTATTTGTAAAGATTACAAACGCTGGTTCGGCTGAAGTATTTTATGTAGATAAAATTGCGTTCCACTCAGGAGATACCCCAGTATTTACTAGGGGTGGATTTAGTAATTTTGTTTTTGATATTGAGCGTTCTAATGATAGTGGTTCTACTTATTCAGCAGTTCGTAATAGTCCAGTAACGGCAGACTCAACACAAATTGCTGAGTTAAATGATTATGAAGTACCACTAGATGCAACCGTAAATTATCGTGCGAAAGCGAAGGCTGATATTTAATGGCAACAATTTCTTCGGGTTATACAACCACCGTACCAATTCAAATTACAAATCCTAAGCAATGGTCTTTTACTGCACCCGAAAGTCCTACAATTCAAATTACGGGTATTGATGTTTTACAACCGTTGAATTCTTCTATTGTTGAATCTTATGGTGTATTCAAACCTTTAGGCGCATCTAAGACAGTTGTGGTTTCACAATCAATCTATGGCATTGATGGCACTTATGAGTTTGTTACTACTGGAAAAACCGAATGGGATAAGTTATATCCTGTCTTGGTTTATCAAGGAACGCTTCATGTCCATGACCCACTAGGTCGTCAAAAATATGTACGCTTTGTAGATAGGAACTGGACGGAATCAGGAAACATTAACTCTTTAGTTCGTAGAGTTAAGGTTACTTACTACGAGGTCGGAGCACCGTAATGTATCCAGTTTCCGCTGACTTCAAAGAGGCAGTTCGGAAATCTCATTCCACAACAGTCAAAATTGAGATTTACGACATGGCTAACGGAACTATATTGAGTACAGCCTCTCCAATTAGCGGAGAAGTAACTATTGATAATCGTCGCTCAATCCGCCGTGAATGTACTTTAGAGTTCGTTGATACAGATGGCACTTTAGTTCCAACAAATAATATCTCTTCAGTCCTTCTTCCCTATAACCGTGAGGTAAAGATTTATAGAGGAATTGTCTTTCCTGATGGAACTGAAGAATTAGTTCCGCTTGGGGTTTTTGTTATTACTAGCGTTGATATAACTGAAACCTCCCAAGGAGTTAAAGTTGCAATCAAAGGTTCAGACCGTAGCCTTATCTTGGCTCGAGCAAAATTTACTAATCATGAATTTTATATTGAAGCGGGAACGGCAAAAGAAACAGCCATTGAACAAATTTTGAAATACCGTTATCCAAAAGTAAAAACTATTTTTCCTGCTACAAATCAAATAACAACTTTGTTATACCCAACTCTCGACCAATCAAGTGACCCATGGCGTGAGGCTTTGAAAATTGCAGAGTCGGCATCAATGGATTTATATTTTGATGAAAACGGTATTGCTCGTATGAGACCAATACCTGACCCTGATAAGGGTAGTGCTGTTGCTACTTATACCGATGGCGAGGATTCAGTTCTGCTTCAAATTGCTCGCTCTCTTTCAGTTGATGAGTCATATAACGGAGTTATTTTTACAGGAGAAGGAACCAATTTAAGTCTAGGAGTTATTGGTGAGGCTTGGGATGATAACCCTGCATCTCCAACTTATCGCAAAACTTATGGTGAAGTTCCATTATTCAAATCCTCTCCTACCGTTCTTACAGTTGCCGAGGCACAAGAAGCGGCGTCAGCCGAATTAAAAAAAGTTATTGGCGCATCAGAAAAAATTACATGGGACCAATTAGTAAATCCTGCTCATGATGTTTATGATTTAGTTAAGGTGACCCGTTCTCCAGTAGGCGTAGATAAGGTTATGATGCTTGATGCCATATCTATCCCATTAGCGGCTAGTGGCACAATGAACGCAATCGGAAGAAGTAGGAGATTCTGATGGACTTAAGTTATTTAGTAAATCAAATTAAAGCCAGCCCTCAAGGTTTGCGTTTGCGACAAGGCAAGGTAATTGTCGTCAATTCCGATAGAACTATGGATGTACAAATTGCTGGCGACACAAACACTTTGCCATCAATTAGATACCTGAGTAACTATGCTCCTAAACCTGATGACCAAGTTTGGCTTTTTAACTCAGGGGCAGATTTACTTGGTTTTGGAATGGTGGCTGGAGCCGATAGAACTCTTGCCCCAGTTGCTTATAGAACCACCGCTTTAACAGTTACAAAAGATACAAACACCTATATTTCTTTCCAAGCAGATAATTCAGATGGGTGGGGATGTTGGACAGTCAGCGACCCTACAAAACTTACAATTCCCGTGACAGGCAGATATATGGCTACCGCCTCTGTTTTATGGGAAGGACAAAATGGCGGATATTGTGCTGTTTTTATTGAGAAGGGAACTCAAGAGATTGCTAGGCAAGATGGTGAACTAACCACCAAACAGCATGGTTATCACATGAGTGTTACCTCAGTACCGATAACTTTTACAAAAGGTGATTATGTCCGTATGGGAGTTCATCATGACCATAACCCTGATAATGATTTAATTCTTAGTTCAGGAGGAGTAGACCACACAGGTTACTTTAATGCGCTATCTTTAATCTACCTTGGTTCATAAAACCATAGGTTATTATTTACCTACCTACATTTAGGAGAAACAATGGACAGCAAAACTAAAGCAATGCTCGCTTCTTATGGACGGTCATTTTTAGCGGCAGTAACAACAGCCTTCATGATTACAGGCGGGGACATCCTTGCTCTTGATGGCGATTCACTTAAGGCAATTTTAGCGGCTGGTATTTCAGCCGTACTCCCAGTCGCCATCAGAGCGGCAAATCCTAAAGACCCTGCTTTTGGCAAAATTGCCGACGGAGTTACTGAAGCAGTAGTTAAAAAGATTACTGCCAAAAAGTCGGTGAAGAAAAAGTAATGCCAGCACTTCAAGGAACAGCGGAGCGCTTAGTCGAAATAGCAACGGCGGAAGTCGGCTATATTGAAGAAGCAGTTCCCGAAAATAAGACAAAGTATCAAAAGGCTAATCAGCCTTGGTGTGGTGCTTTTGTAAACTGGTGCGGTAAAAAAGCAGGAGTTGAAATTCCTAATACTGTTTACACGCCAGCGGGAGCAGATGCTTTCAAAAAAATGAAGCGTTGGCAAGAAGGGGAAACTGCTCAACCTCAAGCGGGAGATATTGTTTATTTTGATTTTCCTGCCGACGGAGTTGATAGAATTAGTCATGTCGGGATTGTTGTCAAAGACAATCAAGACGGCACAGTTACCTGTATAGAGGGAAACACCAGTTCAGATAAAAAAGGCGACCAACGCAACGGCGGAGAAGTTTGCCTTAAAATTAGAGCCTTCAAAAAGAAGAATAGAAATAAGTTCAAGCCTAATCTCCCAGTTGCCATTGTTGGCTTTGGGCGCCCTAAGTTTACGGGGGCATAAGAATGAGCGAAGAAGTGAAGCCCAGTTTAGGAGAGATTATGCGTAGGCTTGATGACCTAACCATGGAAGTCAAGCAGATGAATCTAAATGTGAGCCAAACTTATCTTCGCAAAGATGTTTACGAATCCGACTCAGAGCGATTCTCTCAAGCCATGGTTCATATAACAGACCGACTTGAAAAGATGGAGTCTCGCTCTGAGTGGGTAGTTCGAACAGTCGGTGGTCTCATGATTGCCACGATTGTCGGTGCCTCCGTGTATGTTGGGCAGATAATCGGGTTCTGAGGTACTTGACAGACTAAACTAGGGTTTAGTATCCTCTCCCCAAACGAGAGGAGTCCACATGGACAACGCATTAGAAGTAACACCAGTTGATGATTTTGAAATCATTCAAGAGCCAGCCCGTGAACCATTCAAAGTTGATGATGATTCCAAGGCAGATTGGGCAATGCGAAAACTTGCCTCAATTCGGCGCAAACAAGCAGAGAACAAAGACATCTTTGACCGAGAGGTTAAGAGGGTCATGGAATGGCTTGAGAAGGTCAATACAGCCCTTGAGAGGGATGCTGAGTGGTTTGAGTCCAACCTACGCCCATACGCCCTTCAGGAGCGCTCTAAAGACCGTAAAAGCATAGTTCTGCCCCACGGCACAATCAAAACTATTTCAGGTCGAGTTAAGTTCGATATTGAGGATGAAACTAAGTTCATTGAATGGGCTGAGAAGAACGCCCCCGAATTAGTCAGAGTTAAAAAAGAAATTGATAAAAAAGCGCTAGGTGCTTTGAATCAATCTGAAGATAAGGTAATATCAACCCAAGGTGAAATTGTGCCAGCAGTAAAAGTTATACCTGCTGAGACTTCAGTTTCATTTGTTATTGCAGAGTAGAGAGAGGGACAATGGAAAACAAATTACCTATCGCTCAAGCATTGAGCGAGATTATGAAAGCAGTTGGCGGTATCGCCAAGAAGGATAAAAACACATCTCAAGGATTCAATTTCCGAGGGATTGATTCAGTAGTCAATGCAGTCTCACCAGCCCTACAAAAGTTTGGTGTGGTTGTAGTTCCATCAGTTGAAGAGTACGAATATCAAACAGTTGAGATAGGTCGTAACCGAACAGCAATGGGACATGTCAAAGTCAAAGTTAGTTATACATTCATTGGTGCAAACGGTGATGCAATTAAAGCCACGGTTGTTGGTGAAGCGATGGACTCGGGCGATAAGGCAACAGCCAAAGCCATGTCAGTTGCTTTCCGTACAGCCCTACTTCAATCACTAGCACTACCAACCGATGAAGTAGACCCTGATGCACAATCCTACGAACGCTCATCCTCTGATGATGTTATGGCGCCCTCTGCGGTTCTAACAAAAATTCATCAAGCGTCCGACTTGGAATCATTGGCTTCAGTTGGTCAGTACATAACTGCCAACAAAGAAAAATACAACGCTGAACTTTTAGAGCAGTTCCGTCTTAAGTTCCGTGAGCAACAATTAAAAATTAACCCACCAAAATTGGAAGAGGAATCCGATGAAGTCAAAGTCGAAGGAGTTGCTGTTTCATCCTGAACTTCCATACGCAGGGACTTCGGGACATAGTGGGACAGATACATCTAAAGAGCGAGCGCTAAAGGCGGATAGGTCGGGTAAGACTGCCCTACGCCAAGCGCAAGCCTTAAACCTTTTATCGCAAAGAGAATTGGTTGGGCTAACTTGGAAAGAGTTATCTGAAGTAACAGGACTTCACCATGGAACCGCTTCGGGTGTATTGTCCGTCCTCCATAAATCAGGTCGCATTGCCCGTCTCAAAGAGACTCGTAATGGATGCAAGGTTTATGTAGATGTTTCTTGTATTGAAGGTAGATTAGTTGAACGACAAGGGCGAAAGAAAAATTGCCCTCATTGTGGAGGAGATTTGTGAGCATCAGGTGGATTACTAAAGTTTGGGCGGATTCGCCTTACGATGGAACCAAACTTTTAATTCATCTTGCGCTCGCAGATATTTCTCATGATGATGGTCGATTCTTCGCCTCTCAGTCAAACCTTGCTTCCAAGGGTAGATGTTCAGTTGAGTATGTTCGGAAAGTCATAAACGAGATGGTGGCTGATGGGCATATCAAGATTATTACTAAAGGTAATTCCCGAGGTAATGCAACTGTCTACCAGTTGTTATGGAAGAAACTCCCCAACTCAGTAGGGGACGAACAAAGTTTAGGAGAGGTAGAACTCCCCAACTTAGATACCCCCGACTCCCCAACTCTGACCCCTTCACTCCCCAACTCCACTCCGTACCATCCGTCCTATACATCCGTCCTATCTACAACGAAGAGTGACGAAACTGCTGTCGCAGTTGTCGCACTCTCTGAAGCAGTAGCAAGAAAATGGTGGGAGAAGCAAAGAGTTAAACCATTGGGTAAAAGTGCTTGGCACTCTTTACTAGCAATCTGCCAAGCGGCAGAGAAGCGAGGCTACCAAGCCGAACAAATTGAACAGGCGTTAGATTACATAGGCACAGTTCCATCTATGAGACAGATGGACTTAGTTCTTAGAGGAGTGGGGGTAAAGACAAAACATGAGCAATCAGCAATTAGAGCCATCGAGTTATCAGAAAAACTCCGCAATGAGTCTGTCTGATATTGCAGTTCTTGTCGGCTTCATCGGTATTTACGATTTAAGAATTCAAGTTGATGAGTTAAAGGTTCGAGCATGGGCAGAATCTTTTGACTCGGATTTACCATTACAGGAAGCAAAACGAATTGTTTCTTGGCATTATGCAAACTTTGACACGGCTATCCAACCATCACACATAAACAAAGAATGGCGTCGTAGGATGTCTGATGAAAGAGAAAGAGAAAAAAGCCGTCTTCTAAGTTTAGAGTTTGAGGAACGAGAAAAACAAAAAGCATCTCCTGAAGTTATTGCTAAATGGAAAAAAGAGTTTCGGGAATACAGGGAAAGAAACAGGGTGGCGGATGCTCCGTTGGAAACAGATAGCGGGACTGTGGCACCTGACGCATGAAGATATTTCGATTTGTCGATTGGTATTACAAATGGAGATTCAAACGACGGCAAAGGTATGCCCTGCTTGCTTGGACGCCCTCGCAGACGAGAGACTCCAATGGCAAACCCTAAACTTAAAGTTGATGATGAGACTCGATTCGCAGTTCTCGCCCGAGCCTTTTACAAATGTGAAAGATGCGGAAGAGATTTCCTAGGTTTTCCAGTCTCAGTTCACCATCGGCGCCCAAGAATGATGGGCGGAAGTAAGAATCAGGAACTCCATAAATCAGCGAATCTTATTGTTTTATGTGGGACTGGAACCTCAGGTTGTCACGGTTGGGTTGAATCAAATCGGGATAAGGCTAGGGAGTTGGGTTACTTAATCCAAAAGGTTGAATCGGCTGGAGAGATACCTTTTCAAGATAACAACGGTCTTTGGTGGTACTTGGATAATAACGGTGGAAAGAGACAACTTGACATTGTTTAACCTATACCTCACCTTTAAGTTATGGATTGCTTATGTTATGCGGATGACGCTGAACAACTTATTTATCGACTTGAGTTGGCTCAACGCCCTTGGACAACAAACGCAGAGCGCTCAGGCAATCGATGGGAAAGAGCAAAACTCACAAAAGAGTGGCGCTCGGCTTTTCAACTACTGGCTAAATATGAGAAGATACCCCCTATGGCGTGGATTAGCGTCACCGTTGAACCTCACCAAAAAGGCGGGAGGCTTCAAGATGTAGGTGCATGTAATCCAGCAGTCAAAGCGGCTATCGATGGAATCGTTGATGCAGGAGTTCTTCCTGATGACTCTTCAAAATTTCTTCGTTCGTTAATTTTTCTGCCACCACAGAACGATAGAAATTCTTTAGTGCTTTACATTCGAGGAGCGAGGAAAGAGAGGAAAGTATGAACTGGAGTTTAATATGGACAGTAGTTGGTTTAGCCATTGCCAGTTTTTTTATTTTGCCAATTTACATTGGTTACATAATTGCTTACAAAAAAGCAATGCTGAAAATTGAATTGGAGTTCGTTGCAACAGCGAATCAAATTCATAAGAAAGTAAAGTTTGATGATGCAGTCGAACGCCTGTTCGAAGAAGGAGAAGCGATATGAGTACAGTAATGGAAGCAACAGAGTTAGACGGCAAAGGACTTGATGAGGTCAAACTTCTAACAGATGCAATCCGTACCCATCAATCTCAGATTCAAGACTTGGGTAAAAGACGCAAGCAGTTGATTCTTAGATTACGAAAACAAAGAATCACCTACCGAGAGATTGCTGAAGCCATGGGTGTATCAGAGCAGTTAATTTACAAAATTATCCGCAACGATATTGAAAGAGTTCCTGAGTACGACAACGACGGGAACATTATTCGTAGACGAGGACGACCAGCGAAACAATTAGCCTAATGAAGTTCATTGAACTTTTTGCAGGTATTGGAGCCTTTCGACTTGGACTTGAAAGAACAGGTCATGAGTGCGTTTGGGCTAACGAATGGTTAGAGAGACCTAGGAGTATTTATGCACGAAACTTCGGACACCAACCTGACGGACGAGATATTAGAAATGTTTCCGCTGGAGACCTTCCTGATGCCGACCTCCTCGTTGGAGGATTCCCTTGTGCGACTTTTTCAGTCGCAGGGAAGCGAACAGGATTCTCTTTGGATGACACCCGAGGGACACTCGCTTTTGAAATGTTTAGACTCGCTCACGAAAAATCAATACCGTATCTCCTCTTTGAGAATGTCAAAGGACTACTCAACCACGACGGAGGAAGAACATTCGAAATCATCCTTGAAGTCTTGGATGGCTTGGGGTATGACTGTCAATGGGAATTGCTTGACAGCCAAAATTTCGGCGTCCCGCAACACCGAGAAAGGGTATTCCTTATCGGACATCTTAGAGGAAACCCCCGACCAAAAGTATTTCCTATCGGAGCAACAAGTAGAAGCAATGATGGCTCGAACTCGGAAGAACGAGAAGGAAGGCAGGGGCTTTTCTCCGACATTTCTCCGACCCTCGACGCTCACTACTACAAAGGAGGAAACTCCCGACAGTATGTAGTTGAGCAGTTCATTCGCAGAGATAATTCTTTTAGAACTTTTGAGAATGTTGCTCCAACTTTATTGGCTCACATGGGAACAGGTGGAAACAATGTGCCATTTGTTAGACCAGTTCTCGATGTAGCAAGAGTAAACAAATCACCAAACGGGCGACTTATTAAAGATGATGGAGACCCGATGTACACAATAACAGCGCAAGACCGTCACGGAGTTCAAATTGGGGATGAGGATGGCTTTGCGATTAGAAAACTAACTCCCTTGGAGTGCGAGCGCCTTCAAGGATTACCCGATGGATGGACGGAGTTCTACGAAGATGGAAGAAGAGTTTCAGATTCCGAAAGATACGAACGATGCGGACGGACAATCACTATCTCAGTCGTGGAAGCGATTGGTAGAAAACTTCATGACTTCTACTGAGCCATTCTCATTCGACACTATTAAAAACTTTGATGAGCATATTGCTCAATCAATTCCCAACTACCACACGCTGACTGAAGCAATCTGTGACCTGAGTACATACTTCATGACTGAAGATACTCAAGTGATTGACCTTGGTTGCTCTACTGGAAAACTATTAGAAAGACTTCCGCATCGTGGCAGAAAAGTTGGAATCGATATAGCCGATAACCTTTTGCCTGAGTCTCATGATGAGACTTTGTATATCCGCCGAGACCTTAGAGCCTTAGATAATTTTGGTAAGTCCAGTTTAATTCTTTCAATCTTTACCCTTCAGTTTATTCCTTACGAAGACAGACCGAACATCCTAAGCAACATCTATGAATCTCTAGTTGAGGGTGGGGCTTTTATATGGGCTGAAAAAGTCCGTGAAGAGGATGGGGAACTTGAGCAAGCCATCAATGGCGCTTTCTTTGATTTTAAGCGCAAGGCTTTCACCCCTGAGCAGATATTAAATAAAGAGCGAGACTTGAGACCAATTATGAAAGTCAATTCATCTGTGAGAAATCAGATATTGGCTGAGAACGCTGGCTTCACAGTTGGCACTATGTTTTGGAAGTTCTATAACTTCGAGGCTTGGCTATTTGTGAAATGAGGAGAAAATGATATTTCATAAGCATCTACTAATAAACGCCAAAGTAAATAAACCAAT